TGACCGCGTCAATCCTGCGCGCATTTTCAACCGTGAAGAACATACGCTCATTGTCTTCATAGGGGCTATAGTGTCGCGTGACAAATCCGGGGGGTGCGTGGGCGGCGTGGGCATTCATTTCGGCGATCACCTGGCGGACACGCTCTGTATAAAACGACCGCGTAAATGCGTGGGCGATGACCGCGCTATATAATTCGGAGTCATTGGTGTAAACTGTCGCGCCTTGGAGTCGGAAATGGTGAGTGACGACACCTGTCCCCGCGAAGAGGTCAGCGACGGTCTTGTTTTGAAACGATGTGAAACCGGTTTTCTCTTTCATATAATCGGTAAGCCATCCGAGGAGCTGGTATTTGGACCCGATATAATTCAGGCGTTGGATTTTCGAGGGAGGGGGTGCGGCGGTGGCGGTGGCGGACATTATTCAATAATATACACGGTTGTTTATGTATGTTATTATTATTTATTACAGTTCAATTTTATACGTTACGCGCGCGGAATCTTCACGCCGAGAACCGACTGGATTTTATTGACGTGGGTCGGGTTGTAGACGCAATTGCCGCCGCGCTCAATCTCCGCGATAATAGAGACGTCCATATTACATTTCTGCGCGAGTTCCTTTTGCGTGAGTTTCTTGTCGCATCGCGCTTGGCGGATGGTATCGCTGGTGGCTTTGGCGATATACTTCGTCTTTTTGGGGATGTCGTTGGCGGCGGATGCGGCGGCAGTGGACGAGGACGAGGAGGCGAGCGAGGTGCCGACAGTAGCGGGGCGATTCTTACTCAATGACACCGGTGTCCAATCCTGACAGTCGGGTATTCTCACTCCCGCCGCATTTGTGTTGTTGTATTTACTTTTTGACATAACCAGTAGTATGTATGTATGTATGGTCATCCGTTTATATCACTATACGTCTGCTGATACATACACGTATACCGATACCGATACCGATACCGATATAGAACTATTCCGTGTCACTACTACAACGACACGTGGACTCTTGTATGGCCTGGCTCCTCATCCTAAACTCCATATTCTTCGTCGCCACACTGACCGAATATCTCATCTGTATGAAGTATATTACAAACAACTACGACTACAAGAACGAATGGTTCAATGTTCTATTGAGTCTGATGTTCACCCCATTTTACAGCTGCTTTTTCATCCATAAATTCTCGTGGGCTAAAATTAGGTCATATATGGAGCCCGAGCGCCGAAATGTGCTGAAATATCCCGTCATAACGGGCATCCTTTACACCATTGAGACCGTATTTGTGTTTTACGCGCTGAATACCGTTACATTGAGTTATTATACCATCCTGCGGTCCGGATTCATTATTTTCAATATTCCGTGGTTCAAGTATTTACTGAAAAAACCGGTGACACGACTTTATTATGCGAGTTGCGCGGCGTTAGTGGTGTCCCACGTGATCGTGGCAACGCAGTATATATTTCAGTATCAGGGCGGCGGCGGAGGCGGAGTCGGCGGAGGCGGAGCCGTAGCCCAAAACACCGTGATTATATTGGTGTCGTGCGGTTTGAATTCCGCATACAATAATGTGATAGAGTATTCAATGTCGAAGCACGGCGATATTATGACCAATATTGATTTCCAAATCGTGTTTCAGGCGACATATTTCGTCATTGCGGCTCCGTGGGCGGTGGTTTATACCGTGAAAAACGCGCCGCCATTTAACCCGTCCACGATAACAATGTATTTCTTCATCGCGTTTGGGCTACAGCTTTATATGTTCAACAAAATATACATTCTCAATAATAAAAATAGCATCATCCCCGCGAATATATTACTCAGCGGATTGGATATCATGCGGCGCGTGATTCAGCTCACCTATTCGTTCGTGTGTTTCAAAGAACCGTTTGATGCGACGATTGGTGTGTCGCTCGTGTTTTTGGCGGCGTCTGGCGGGCTCTTATTGTATCAGTATATACGGGATTATCGGCTGGGCGTGAATCGGGACATAGACCGTCATCGGATGCTAGACGACGGCGACGACGGCGTAGAAATGGAAAATGTATAGTGGAGGTATAAGTAAAAGATGGCGAAATTCAGGAGGAAGAGCACTTCGGACGCGAAGATGGGTGCGTCCTGGATGACCCCGATGACGGTGACGACCATAAAGAGGAATTGCGCGTAAAGGAGGATGCGGAGGGTGTCTGCGGCGGCGGCGGCGGCGGCGGTGCCGTAGTAGGTATGTCCCACCATAAACCCGACTATCGCGAAGAATGCCGTGGCTGCGAAGATGTAATGGGTGGAATCGTGTTCGGGGATGAAAATAACCCCGAATATACCGATGAGGAGCGCGATGATGGCGAAGAGGGACCACTGCGCGTGTTGTGTGACGCATCGTTGGTATTCATAGGCTAGGGTGAACACCGCCATCAAGAGCATACACGCTGCGATAAAGTGCCGGGTTTGGAATGCGGTCGTGATGGATGGGGGGGGGCATTTTCAGACAACGTTATGAAGGGTTCCTTACTGGTGATGATGCTAGATATGCTACGGGCGGCTGTGGCGGTGGCGGTGCTGTATTTGTAATAAACGAACACGATTGGAATCGCGTATGTGGCGAGCATTAGCGCGAGAAGGGTGGTTGGGGGCATTGGTGGGTGTGTGTTATTATATTCTATGAAATAATGTCATATAAACCCGCATCGCGTTTATATTACATCAATACACATCAACGTTTAACGAAGATGGTCCAACTTATTCCCCCGTCCGCTGACGCTGCCGCTAATGCCAATCCGACGCGAGCAGACATAGACGCGTATATTCACGGCGGCGATGGTTCGGCGGCGGCCGATGTGGAGACCTTGCGCGGCATCGTCCGAGAGATTGAGTGTAAAAGCGGCGCGGGAGCCCTTCTTCATCCGGCCGAGGAGTATTTCGCGGCGCAATGTTATTCGTTATTATGATTATTATGATTATGATTATTATGATTATCATTATGATTATGATTACGTAGTATCTGCTGGATGTTGTGGCGTATCCTTATCAATGGTTACCTTCTTCGCCACGCGGCGTATGACCTTGGCGATGTTGCCTAGTGATATCGCGTTACTTATTTTCAAATACCGTTTGTTCTCACGTGTGCCGTCATTTATACAGTTTGGATGCTGATTCGCCCATTCTTCTATAAGCGCCCCGTTCTTCTCTTCCAACGCACGGACGGCATTCGCCATTTTCGGATGGTTGGGTCCATCCCGTTCCCATTGATTATCCACCCTCACGTATAAGGTCTCGCGCTTGGCGTCGCTACAATGGAGTGGGCGCTCGCACTCATCCATCTTTTGGAGATTGTCTATCAGGATGTTTGACATTCCTTTTACATAACCATCCCGTTCCACATTCTCCAGGTCGGTGAGGTTCAACTGGATAGAATTCACGAAGTCCTTCATATTCATCGCATCCTTACATTTCTCATTGAGGAACCGGTTCATATTGAATGAGTTGTTGGTGGTGTTTGAGGCTGGGGGTGCGGGTGTATTACTCACTTGTAACGATTGGTTTATCTTCATCATTTCTAATACCTGTAGTTGGAGTTGCGAGTTATTTGATATGATTGTAATCATTGTCGCCATCCTCGCCATCTCTATTTTCATTTGACGATTTTCAGCAGTAAGATCTTTAATTTGCTTGTCTATGGTTCGTTGACAATTATTTACTTTATTACGTATAATTACATTATCGGTTTGTAGTGTATGGTCTTCGTGTTCGTCGTGTTCGTCGGATTCGTCGTGTTCTTCGGATTCGCCGTCTTGTAAATAGGAGTTATTGTGCTTACATTCTTTTTTGTGTCGCCATATTCCTGAATGATATTTATAGGATTTTAAGCAATAGGGGCATACATACCCTATGTTATTGCTGTCAGGGGTGGTGGGTAGGATATATCTGTTAGTTTTGTGCTTGGTAGTCTCTAAATGTTTGTTGTATATACTTTGTTTAGAGCATATAAAGTCACATTTTTCGCAAATATAAACACGTTTTTTTCCATTAGGCATAATTGTATTGGACCCTACGGGTCTTACACGTTTTACACATTTTACGCGGTTTACTCGTTTTACGCGGTTTACTGATTTTGATGGAAACGGTTCAACACTATTCATTGTCGCGTTCAACGCAACGAAATGTTCCTGTTCTTTTTGCCGTGCTTCATCGAGGTCTTTACAGTTATAGAATGCGATTATACCCATATTCCAGTTATCCCATCCACCATTATTTCTTATTACTTTATACACCTTACAGTTGTGGTTTGGATAATTACTATTCATACAAGATAGCTGGTGGGATTTTTTGCGCTGGACGAAATTGACCGTATGCCCTACATATACATCCTGAATATTCGGGTCTTTACACGTTATCTTATATACAATCGTGTTTGAATAATCTTTATCGGGAATTGACATTTTCGTATAATAATTATACGAAAATATGTTTATATACCCTTACAATCACGGTCACGGTCACGGTCACGGTCACGGTCACGGTCATTCAATCGTATTCGGTTCCTTATCAATGGTGACATTCTTTGCCACTCTCTTTATGACCTTGGCGATGTTGCCCTCCTTTTCCCCATCGGTGGCTGCCTTGGAGAGTTTCATATACCGTTCATTCTCACGAGTGTTGCTATTCATACAGCGCGGGTTGGCTTTTGCCCATTCACTCACCAGCGCCACATTCTTGTGTTCCACCGCCAGGACCGCGTTCACCATTTTCGGATGGTCGGGGCCGTCCCGCGCCCACTCATTGTTCTCCTTCACGTATAAGGTATCGCGCTTGACGTCGCTACAATGGACCGGGCGCTTGTATACGTCCATCTTTTGGAGGTTGTCTATCAGGATGTTTGACATTCCCTTTACGTAGCCCAGATTCCCAACGTTTTCCAGGTCGGTCAGGTTCAGTTGAATGGAATTCACGAAATCCTTCATATTCATTGCGTCCTTACATTGCTCGTTGAGGAACACATTCATATTGAATGAGTTGTTGTTGCTATTGATGGTGTTTGCGTTGATGGTGTTGGTGTTATGGTCGCCGTTTGTTGCGACTCCGATGGAGGACGGGGCTGTGGCGGGGGCGGGGGCATTATTGGCATGTTTACTTATTTCCATCATTTTAGAATGTAATTGGGTTGTCATCATCAACATCATTTCTTTCATAAAATTTGTAGTATGAACCAATGTATTTTGAAAGTCTGTAATATTTACTTTAATATTCTCATCAGAATTACTAGTAGCCAGGTTTGAATCACTATTTTTATTGCTATTCTTTACCTCTTCTATTAAACCTATTAGTTTATTATACATATCGTGTGTGATATTTTGAGTCGTGGTCGCGGTTTCGGTTTCGGTCGCGGTTGCGGTCGCGGTCGCTGTTTCGGTCGCGGTCGCTGTTTCGGTTTCGGTTTCGGTTGTCATAGGACACGTTCTCTTATGACGACTTAACGCAGAAAGGTGAGCATATCTTTTATTACAGTATCTACATGTATTTGAAGGAATCGCTGTCTGCGCAGTTGAATGACCTGTGGCCGCCTCTACGAGTAAACCTTCGTGTTTAACCATTGTCTGATGTTTGCGGGTAGAAGTATGTATATCGTAATTGCTTTTGTAAGAGCATCTAAAGTCACAAATTTTACAATAAAAACGATTATTATAGTCTTCTTCATTTTCTTCATTTTCTTCATTTTCTTCATTTTCTTCATTTTCTTCATTTTCTTCATTTTCTTCATTTTCTTCATTTTCTTCTTTATTATTTGAAATTATCCGTTCTAACATCTTATTAACAGCAACTTTATTTGCTACATTCTTTATGACCTTGGATACTTTGTTGTTTGTATTATATTGTGTTATTGCGTTCCACCATTTCAAATACGTTTGATAATCGTCTATGTGGCAATTCATACTATTCGGCTTCTCTATTACCAAGTAATTAATGAATGAACCGATCTTCTCTTCTAACGCAATGACAGCATTCGCCATTTTTTGATGATTATAATTACCTCGTTCCCAATTGTTATTATCTTTCACGTATAATGTGTGGCGTTTGATATCACTACAATGAACCGGGCGTTTGTATACATCTAAATTTTCAAGATTATGAATAAGGATGTTTGACACTCCTTTAACGTAACCTGTATCTACAAGATTTTCTAAGTCATTAATGTTAATATGAATGGAATTTACAAAGTCTTTTATATTCATTGCGTCTTTACATTTCGTATTGAGGAATAATTTCATATTAAATGAGTCATTGTTATTAATGATAGGCGAGGCTAGCGGTTTGGTATTATTTATAGCGCAATAGTTTGATAATGAATTTATTTTTTTCATCATTTCTTGGCAATCTGTCATTATTGTCATAAATATATCCTTTGATATTATTACTTTATCATTATTGCTTATTATATCATCTGTAATTGGCGAATCGCTGTTTGAATTATTAATAACTGATGAAAAAATGGAGGCAACGTTAGGTGTATTATTTATGAAACACTCTATGTTATGGGTTGCTGAACCTGTATGGTTTTCATATTCATTATCACAAGTAGAATTAACCGTATTTGGTGTTAGGTTTGATGGTGTTTCGTCAAGTGAATGTAATTGTTTATGTTTATTAGTGGCTATGTGGCGCTTATACTTATAATAATTAACACAGTTGATGTCGCATTTTTCACAATAAATATATATACGATTATCTTTTTTGTTTTCTTTAGTACTTGAAGGCATTTTCTTTGTGTGTGGCGGGGGTAGTGGTTCAACGCTATTCAATGTTGCGTTTAATGCGACGAAATGTTCTTGTTCTTTTTGTCTGGCTTCATAAATATCTTTACAATCATAAAAACCAACTATTGCCATATTCCAGTTATCCCATCCACCATTATTTCTTATTACTTTATATACCTTACAGTTATGGCCTGGATAATTACTATTCATACAAGATAGCTGATGCGCTTTTTTCCTCTGAACGAAATTTATCGTATGACCTACATACACATCTTTAATATTCGGGTCTTTACATGTTATCTTGTAGACAATTGTGTTTGAATAATCTTTATCCGGGTTCGACATATTTTATATATAAATATTCACAACAATAATATTTATATACATATCGTATTGATTTTATTTTTGAACCGATCGGTTTTCTTTACTTCGTTCCATTTTACACATATTTATACCTTCCTATTCTATAATCGCAAGTAATAATAATAGTAGCATTCCAATGTCCACCGCCACCGCCACCGCCACCGCCGCCACCGCCGCCACCGCCGCCACCGCCGCAAAATAATCGACGGGTTCATCTTCTACAATGAGCTTGAACTCTTGTCCTACCGGTTGAAACTCCTCGACGACCTCGTCGACTATTTCGTCATTGTGGAAAGCACGCATACTTTCGTCGGGAAGGAGAAACCGTTGATTTTTAGGGACAACGCAGCCCAATATGCGGAATACAGTCATAAAATCATTCATATTATCGTGGACGATATGCCGTATATCCACCCCAATATCAATATCGGCGCAGGCCAGCAGTGGAAAAACGAAGAATGGCAAAGAAACGCGATAGCAGCCGGATTCGCGAAAGTGTGCGGCAGCGACCCATTAGGTGAGTCGGATATTCTAATGATAACCGACCTGGATGAAATCCCTGATCCGAATACGGTAAGACGTATCAAATACGACGGCGCCCCGGCGTCGATGACAGATGTCGGTATCAGTATTCTTGATATGGATTTGTATTACTATAATTTACACGTTAGGTATACGGAGAAATGCGAATGGCCGAAAATACTTACATACACATTTTATAAAGAAACGAATCAGACGTGTAGTACGATACGCGGGATTACGAATTGCCCGCATATCGCCGAAGGCGGCTGGCATCTCTCATATTTCGGCGATTATGAGTTTATGAAGAATAAGATAGAGAGTTGGTCGCATCAGGAATTGAATAATAGTGATACTACCAATGTAGCGAACATCGCCGACCGGGTGAATCGTGGGGTGGATTTATATAATCGGTCGTATGTGTCGTTTCATAAAATCCCAATCAAGGATAATAAATATTTACCAGTGGATTATGATAAGTATTTGACGAAGTATTATACGGAATGATTCGGTGGCGCCGGCGACGCCGCTGGATGGTGGCCCTGAATCGCGTTCTTCAAGAGTTCTTTGAGTATTTTGTTTTCCATAATGATATACTGGATTTGTTCGGGGGTGAGTGCCTCCGTCGCCGATGCTGCCTCCTCCGCTCCCGCTGCGGAACCGCACTTTTTATTATGCGTATACATCGCACTGCGAGACTTGAATTCCTTATTACATTTCGCACAGTGTAGCGTCGTGTCCGTGGTCGTGTCCGGGAGCGGCGCCGTCGGATGATTCTCTAGATGCTTGCGTGACGTCAGATGACGCGTATAATCCTTTTTATTCCTGGTTAGAAACATACATGTTTCGCAATTGTATATTGTGTGAGGTTCAGTCATTGTATATCGTATCGTATTGTATTTATCCTATTATGATAAATACTATATAAAATTTGGGGGGTTTGAACGAGTATGGCATTACTTTTCAATGACGATAGTCTTCGCCACACGGTGTATGACCTTGGTGATGTTGCCGAGTGTTATCGCATTACGTATTTTCAAATACTGTTTGTTCTCGCGTGTATGGTCATTTATACAGTTTGGATGCTGATTCGCCCATTCTTCTATAAGCGCATCGTTCTTCTCTTCCAACACACGGATGGCATTCGCCATTTTCGGATGCCTGGGCCCGTCCCGTTCCCACTCATTGTTGTCCTTCACATATAAGGTCTTGCGCTTGGCGTCGCTACAATGGACCGGGCGCTTGTAAACATCCATCTTTTGGAGGTTGTCTATGAGGATGTTTGACATTCCCTTCGCGTAACCAAGGCGTCCTATATTTTCCAGGTCGGTCAGGGTCAACTGGATAGAATTCACGAAATCCTTCATATTCATTGCGTCCTTACATTGCTCGTTGAGGAACCGGTTCATATTGAATGGGGTGTTGGCGGGGGTGGTTGTATTTCTCATTCTTGAGTGGTGTAAACAGAACTCCATCATTTTGTAATTGAACTCATTATTTTGCTGAAAAAAACTCATCATCGCGGTTGCACAGTTCATAGTGACTTCTTGTAAAGATTGTCCGGTAATAGCAGGAAGTTGAGGGGGGGTGGGTATAGCAGGAAGTTGAGGTGGAGTGGGTATAGCCGGAACTGTAACGTCAGGAATTGTCGCAACTGGTTCAGTCATAGACGCAGCGGAACATATAGATGGTTCGGGAGTATTACAATCTGTATGTCTATAAAGACTTGATAGAAACTTGAATTTTTTTTGACAACGAGGACAAGAATAATCATTGGATAATTTTATAGGCGTAAGGTCGTTTCTGCCACCATCAAGATGTTTCTGTGTTAATACGTGACGTTCATAATCACTTTTACATGTTGTTACGAAATTACAAGGTTCGCAATTAAGTATGCGTGGATTGTTAGATATCTGTATATTTTCATTATATGTTGGGTTATTCACGGTCAAAGGGTTTACATGGATTATACGGTTTACAGGTTTCGACGGGAACGGTTCAACACTATTCATTGTCGCGTTCAACGCAACGAAATGTTCCTGTTCCTTTTGCCGTGCTTCATTGAGGTCGTTACATTTATAAAATGCGACTATATCCATATTCCAGTTATCCCACCCACCATTATTTCGTATGACTTTATACACCTTACAGTTATGGCTTGGCGAACTATTATTTATAGAAGCTCGCCTGTGCGCTTTTTTCCTCTGGACGAAATTTACTGTATGTCCTACATATACATCGTGTATATTCGGGTCTTTACACGTTATCTTATAGATAATCGTATTTGAATAATCTTTATCGGGAATTGACATTTTCGTATAATTATTATACGAAAATATTTTTATATACCATTACAATCACATTCATTCAATCGTATTCGGTTCCTTATCAATCGCCACATTCTTTGCCACTCTCTTTATGACCTTGGCAATGTTGCCTTCCTTCTCCCCGTCGGTGGCTGTCTTGGATAGCTTCATATACCTTTCATTCTCACGTGTGTTGCTATTCATACAGCGCGGGTTGGCCTTCGCCCATTCGCTTACCAGCGCCACATTCTTGTGTTCCACCGCCAGGACCGCATTCACCATTTTCGGATTGTCGGGGCCGTCCCGCGCCCACTTGTCATCCTCCTTCACGTATAAGGTATCGCGCTTGACGTCACTACAATGGACTGGGCGCTTGTATACATCCATCTTTTGGAGGTTGTCTATGAGTATGTTTGACATTCCCTTTACATAGCCCAGATTACCAACATTTTCCAGGTCAGTCAGGTTCAGTTGAATGGAATTCACGAAATCCTTCATATTCATCGCGTCCTTACATTGCTCGTTGAGGAACACATTCATATTGAATGAGTTGTTGTTGGTGTTTGCGTTGATGGTGTTCGCGTTGATGGTGTTCGCATTGGTCGTATTGTTTGTGGTATTATTGGTTGTGTTTTGTTTATCGGATAAGAACCGTAGCATATTATTCATCATTTCCTGATTACTTTTTAATAAGGTCATAAACATCTCCTTGGTTATTATCATGTTCTCGTCGGATGATATGATATCATCCACTGGGTTGGGGGGTTGGGTGGGAGAGGTGGTAGTGCCTCGCGAAGAAGACGTCGAACATTTGGAGATATGTTTATAAATACTAGTGCGAGACTTGAATATATTGTGACAACAGTAGCACTCATAACCTTCGGATGATTTTATGATTTGATTCGCTACACTGCCACCGCCAAGATGCTTCTCTGTCAATATGTGACGGTCATAATCTCTCTTACACGTTGTATGAAAAACGCAAGGTTCGCATTTGTATATATATTTACGGTCCATTCTATATGGAGGTTGGATGGTATATTATACATTAGGGGGATACAAAAATTCATCTAAAGATACGCGCAGCCCTGCTTCCTCCACCGCCGTCACCGACCCTCAAAAAGTATCAGTCACACGTTTTTTCGCCTAAAAATCAGAAATAACAGCATTTCAATGACAAACCCGTTTTGGGGTATTGCGCGTTTCGTGTTTCAAAAGTCTCCAGCGCAAACGGCGTTTTGGACATGAATTGGGGTGTCCCATACGGAGATACAAAATACCTCACCATCCTTACCATAAACCCCACACCCACCACACCCACCACACCATCTATGGTAATAATATGTTTTACCATCCAATACCACAGTGCCCCCTCTCCCCAGCACCCCCACCATCCGGGGGGTAGTCGCACCACTTCCCAATCAATAAATATCCCAATTTTGAACCTAATATTTTCCAACGGAATCCATTCCGAACGTATAGGTTTAACCTTTTGAAATCAACACTTTTGAAATCAACACTTTCCAATTTTAAACGAAATATTTTCCAACGGAATCCATTCCGAACATATAGGTTTAACCTTTTGAAATCAACACTTTCCAATTTTGAACCTAATATTTTCCAACGGAATCCATTCCGAACGTATAGGTTTGACCATTTGAAATCAACACTTTCCAATTTTAAACCGAATATTTTCCAACGGAATCCATTCCGAACATATAATGTTAACCATTTGAAATCAAAACTTTTGAATTTGAACCGAATATTTTCCCGTGTTTTCCCTCCATTCCTTCGGAATCCATTCCCTTGGAATCTATCATTTTCTTTATTTCAAACGGAATATTTTCCCGGGTTTTCCCTCCATTCCTATAATTCTGAATCTCTCGGATGGGCGATTCCCCCCTTCGGGTGATTCCCCCCTTCGGGTGATTCCCCCCTTCGGGTGATTATGACCACCCTTCGGTATCGCGATGAATTCTGGTGCCGATACCGCCGGGGTGTCGTTTTTCGAATACTTTATTATTGGTAAAATTGAATACTATTGTAATAATAGTATAGTATATTTACAGATAAATGGACCGCCGTCCGACGCATACAGCAGGAGCACCGTCACCGTCGCCGTATGGATACATTTATATACGAACCCATCCCGCATATGATTTGTATAATGCGTGTAAATTGGGCAAAGCGACAAACATACCGGATAGAGACTCGCAATATGCGACGGGCGAGATTATTAGAGGAACGTTTGAAGCGGTGTTTGAAGTCCCAACCGAACGGGTAGGTATTATCGAGCGACTTCTCCAGAACGAGTTCCGTGAACATCATATCAAACACAACGCCGGAACCGAATTTTACGATAAGGCGATAATACAACGGGTCGTTCCCTATTTCAAGCAAATCGGAATTACATATAGGCAACTTCCCGGTTATGAACTCGCCGAACTATTGCGAAAGCACAGAATACACAAGATTATGAAAAAAATACGCATTTCATCGCTTATTATCGGATTGAAGCGAGGCAGCAGCAGCTGCTATATACCAAGAAGCGATCAGACGGAGATAATCGAGAAAACGGTCCAACACCTTACAGCGAATAACAAGGGAATACTCATTCTAACATGTGGTATTGGTAAAACCCTTATTTCGTTATGGGTAGCGCAGCGTTTACAACGAAACCGTGTTATTATTGGTGTGCCGAATACGCAACTACTGAATCAATGGACCATCATTGTATCACGTATATACAATGATATCCCATTACTCGTCGTTTCTGGAGGTGTAACCGTTGAAGATATAGCCAAATTTATAAGCGTCAATAATGAGCGATGTATTGTCATAACGACGTATTCCTCTGCGCACAAGGTGTATTCGGCAAAAGCTGTCTTTGATATGAAAATAAATGACGAATGTCATCACTTGACAACGGTCAATATGCGCCTAGCGCAAACAACAAAGGCATTTATACTGATGCTTGCGATTCCGGCCGAAAAACAACTATCATTGACCGCCACCATCAAGCAACTCGACAATTACGGTGTGACTTCGGACGACGACGACGCATTCGGCGACAGCCGTCGCGCGATTGTATCAAACGACGACATCGCACATTTCGGTGAAATCATAGAACGACGATGTGTGCTATGGGCGATACAACAAGGAATTATTTGCGATTACACTATCCAGAGTATTATTGCGAATGAGGAGCAATTAGAAGCGCATTTGAACCATTTTGGCATCACTATCGAAACCGATAAACGCATTTTCTTGAGTGCTTTTGCCGCACTGAAGAGCATACATGACGGTAATTCTCATCACATGCTGATATATTCAAATAATAAGCCCAATTCCGCGAAAATCATCAAATATATACAAATGCTGATGGAAGAGGAATACTTTGTCATTCCCGGTCTCTATTCTTCCGAATATCATAGTGAAATGAAATCCAGAGAACAAGTAGGCATATTAGAGCAGTTTGGTCGGTCGGCGAAAGGCATCATTTCGTGCGTGTATTGTCTTGGTGAAGGCTGGGACTTTCCGTTGTTGGATGCCGTCGTATTTGCGGAAAATATGACTTCAAATATTCGTATCGTTCAGTCCGCATTACGACCTTGTAGAAAGAATCCAAACGAACCCAACAAAATCGTCAAGATTATACTGCCGATATTGAATAGAGACGATTGGTTATCCAATAATGAAAATCCAGATATGCGAAAATCGCGCGAAATCATTTATCAGATGGGGTTAGAAGACGAGACAATCTCGCAAAAAATCAAGGTGTTCCGGATTGAAATCAAAAAATCACAGCGAAAGCCGAAACCCGACGACCACGACCGCGACAACGATATCGGAGAATACGACGACGAACTTACGCAACAACTACGTCTCAAGACTGTCAAGCGCACCGCACTCGGAACATCATATGAACGGGCAAAACGAATCATCGCGGAAAACGGAATAAAAAACCGCGAGCAGTATTACGAATTGTGTGACCGCGATAATCGTTTAACCAGCGAGCCAGAAACAACATACAACGGGCAATTTACCAACTGGGTGGATTATTTAGGCATAGAACGCATCTATTATGACACAGAAACGTGTAAAATCAAAGTAGGCGAGTGGTTATCAAAACACCCCGAACTCAGAACCAACGGATTAGATTTAGCCAATTTGTGCGCGGAATTATGTTTGTTAGACCCGCTTTTCCCACCCAATGGATTATGGACAGATTATTACAATATACGCGAAGTAAGCGAAATCATCGTTATACCCAAAAAACGAAAGGCAACCATCGCGCTGTAGTGGGGGAAGTAAAAAATACTTTTTATTCATAAAATTGAAGTGAATATCGACGATTATGATATAAAGTATTTTCTACTGGGTTATATATACGCCAACGAATGTCAAAACAATATACGTGCGAGTTATGTAAGAAGGTCTTCCAACAGAAGATTGATTTTACGCGTCATCAGAGTAAGAAGACCGCGTGTGTCTCTTTAGATGAAATCCAACAAATTGCGATGAAGAAGGAGGAGAAAATGGGAGCTCGGACTGAACTCAACAATGTGTTTAAACGGTGCTTGGATATACTGCGTGATAATGAAGGCCTTACCGGCGAAAAGGCGTTGCGAAATATGTCGTCGTTGTTGATTTTGAAATTGCTTGAGCCGCATTTTCGGGTCGGCGGCGAGATTGATATTGCGAATTATGATTTCAGTGCGGGGCTTGAAGAACATTTTGACGAGTGTTTAATCGAACACAATAAACAACGGCTATTAACGTGTGTTCTTTTCAGCAATTTATCCAAGGAGAAGGAAGATAATATTCCGCAATTGATGAAATATATTTGGGATATCATATTGTCGTGCCATCCGGCAACCAAATGTATATTCTTGAAAGGGCGGGGGTTTGATATTCGTCATCAGTCTACATACAAGAAAATAATCGACAAACTAAACGCGATTGACCTATCTCAAACGGATTATGACGTATTGGGTGAAGCGTACGAGGAAGTTATCCAAGATATTATGACAGGTAAAGTGCTAGGACAATTCTTTACGCAACCATCTGTGAAGAAGATGATGGTACGTCTCATCGACCCGCAAGTTCGCGAGGATGGAACGTGCGAGTCGTGTGCTGACCCTACGATGGGCACAGGCGGTTTCCTCATTTCATATTTACAAACAATAATGAAACAGGCCAAAACGCGCAATATTACACTGAACTGGGATTATATCACAACCACCGGTTTGTATGGAAAAGAACTGGAACCGGATACCTATCAATTGGCGGTTTCAAATATGTTGATTTCGTCGGGTCATATGTTTGGTGGACTAGATTGCGGTGATAGTATCCGCCAGCCGATTACTCAGAAGTTTGATAATATTCTCGCCAATCCACCGTTCGGTATTAAGGGCTTGAAATATGACGATTTCCAATCCACGTTGAAGTCTCAATATGTTCCTGTCAAGACGGATAACGCGGTGTCTCTCTTCATTCAAGCAATCATCTATATGTTGAAAATCGGCGGAAAATGCGCGGTTGTTTTGCCAGACGGACAAGACTTGTTTTCAAAGACGAATACTACACTTGTCGCGATTCGCGAGTATCTTATGAAAACGTGCGACCTGAAAGAAATCATTTATTTGCCTTCTGGAATATTCACATACACGTCCATCAAGACATGTGTATTCTATTTCGTGAAAAAGCGCGAAGGGTCGGATGCGCTTGAAGTGAAAATCAATGTATCCAAAACCCAAAAAGAAACTGGACGCGATTACAAGTTTTCAAAGACACATCAAACCGCGAAAGTCGCGTTTTATGACTATAATCCATATGAGGGTGAAGGTGTGAAAAATCTATTGGTTGAAGTTCCGATTGAGAAAATTGCGAGTAATTCATATTCACTGAATTATGCGGAATATATGAACGATGACGCCGAAGAAGAACATTATGAAGATGGCGTTGTTGTGAAAACACTTGGAGAAGTTTGTGAAATTCAAAATGGTTCTCAACTTGATAAAAAAGATATAGTTGAGGGAAATATACCAATATTTGGAGGTGGTGTTAAAATTGTAGGGTTTCACAATAATAATAATAGAAATGGTAACGAAACAATTGTATGTGGGACGGGATACCCTGGATATGTTAATTATAGTTTTGGAAAACCATTTTGGGCGTCACAGTGTTTTACGATGAAAAGTAATAATACATCCATAATGGTGGATAAATATTTATATTATTATTCAAAAATAGTTTTAGAGCCAGAATTTATGTCAAAACAAAAGGGAACCGCACAAAAGTTTATTCGATTTAATCAAATAACAGATATAAAAATCCCAATCCCATCACTTGAACGACAACAAGAAATCGTCAAATATTTGGATTTCATATACGAAAAAGCAAACAAAACAAGCCGTGAAAAAATTGCGGAATTGAAGCAATTGAACGAGTTTTGTTTGAATAATCAAAAAATATTTGGTGAGAATGTGGTGAAGACTCTGGGAGAAGTTTGTGAGAAAATACATTCTGGTAAGTATAATTCAAAGGACTGCAAATCTGTTGGTAAATATCCATTTTATACAAATAAGGTCAATAATCCGGAAGGATATACAGATGAGTATTGTTTTGATTATGAAAAATACTTTATACTTATTAAAGATGGAGGCGCTGGTGATAAAAAATATGGTGACCATATTGGACTTGGTAAAATATTTAAAGTATATGGTAAATCCGCCGGAACATCACATCAATACGCGTTAATTCCAAAGAAGGAGTTTGACTATGACTATTTATATCAATATTTAAAATTTATCAAAAATGAAATAATGGATTTGGCTCATTATACTACTGGATTAGGATGTATAAAAAAAGGAAACATAGAAGGGTTGAAAATCCCAATCCCATCTCTCGAACGCCAACAAGAAATCGTCGCCTATTGCGAATCAAATGATGCGCTCATCCAACAGTTGGAAATTGAGATTGAAAACAACAAAAAACAAGCCCAGCTATTTATTGATGGAATTGTTAACTCCCAACTTCAAATACTAACCGATTCAAGTGAAGAAGAGTCGATAACCACGCAAGAAGGCCAGGATGAGAATGACTCGGTTGTATCACCCGTGTCGTCGTCTTCATCATCCGCGATGTCATTGACAGAAACAAAACCGAAAACTCGAAAGTTTATTGTAAAAAAAAGTCTCCCGTAATAATATCGATAAATGTCACCACAAACAAGAAATACGCGCAATACCTCACAATACAGTAAAACGCGAAAAAAACGGCAGTCGCCGTCGCGGACTACCGCTACCGCCACCGCCACCGCCACCGCCGCCCCCGAAACAAAACAAGTAGTAATAAATGCGAACTATACGCCGGTAAATGACGAGAGATATATTCCGATTCCATCGTATACACCGGCAATATTGCCACAATACGCCCCCGATAGTTACGACTGTTTTTACTATAGAATACGTCAAACGGAATCCAATGATACATTTATTGCCACGGTCCGAACACGCGGAATCGGCGATACTGAAATAATTGTTGGTGGAAGTGTAAAATCATTGCCGAAAGAGTGTGTGAAAATAATAATACAGAAAGACAGAGACGCGGACAACGATATCGTGGAAGCCATATTTTTAGTGGATTACCGGCAACATTGTAATGAGGCAAATGACCTGAAAAGTGCGATTATACTGGCGCGCGTGGCTATAAGTTTCGCGTATACCTATTTTCGGATAGATAAATTCGCGCTGAAAGACCACAGTATGTTTTATTGTTATACACCGACGCGGACATATGAATATTCCC